CGCCCAGGGGAAGAAGATCGTGGCCGGCGGGAAGACCGTCCGCATCACCAGCCAGACCTACAAGCCCGGGTCGGCATGGATCACGCTCGTCGTCATCGACGATAACCAGTAACAAGGCCGTGGTGTCGGTAAGCATCCCGCGGAAGTCCCTATCCGAGTTCAACGCCATGCTTACCATGGTGGCCAAAGAGATTGGGATGGATGCCCAGAGCATGGTCGCAAAACAGGCCATGCTTATCTGTGCCGACATGGCGACCTTTACGCCAGGTATGCCCAAGGGAGGCGGGCAAGGTTTGTCAAAGGAAGCCAAGGCCGCAGGGGAAGGCGCCGTAGCTGGAGACATCCGCAAGATTTTCATCGCTGTCGGGGACCGCAATATTAGCACCCAGAAGGCTATCGTCTTCCGAAACTTAGCTCACGCGACACAGACCAATAACCGACCGCTGTTCGACAAGATTATCAAGAAGTCCCGCATCGAGACTTTGCGTATCTCGCCGATCATGACGAAAATCCTGAACGACCAGAACTATGACCGGGCGTTCCTGAAGGCTAAGAACTACCTCAACCGCGTTCCGCTGGCCGTAAACGAATACGGCTTTGACTACGCCAAAGACCTGCGGACGCACCACAACCGCGTCAAAGCCAAGTTCGGCGGACGCATCGGGAGGGACCAGCGCATCGGCGAACCGCGTCTCCTAGTCGAGTCGAAGCAGGAACTCGATAACTACATCAAGGAGCGTCAGGCCGCCGTCGGTCGAACCAAGGCTGGTTGGCTTCGTGCGCTTAGCATGATCCCCAAGCCTCTTCGGGCTAATGTCGCCAGCGGGAACTTTGGGGCCAAGCTGCGCAACGCCGGGTGGATTGCTCGCCACGGCGGCTCGGGTCAGGCTACGGCAAATTACAGCGACAAGAACGCTCAGGTCACCATTCAGAACTTCATCGGCAACATCAACCAAATCGCAGTAAAGGCGGATACCATGGCTCTTGCCTTGGGTAACCGCGTCAAGCAGATGGAGTCCGACCTTAATAAATACATCGCCCGCACCAAGCAAAAGATGCGGCTCTGATTACTTGTCCTTGCGAACTCGGACGAACACCGGGTGGCGGAGGGAACCGTTCGGGGTCTTCATCTGGAAGTCTACCTCGGCGGTCTGGCCGATGAGCTGAGAGCGGTCGGCGAGCAGGGCTGAGCGGGTGGCGTTATCCATGCCGGTGCCGACATTGACGAGTCGGCGTCCACAGCGCACGACGATGTGGCCTGCCATCCCAGCACACTTGCCCGTGCCTTCGACCACGTCCACGATCTCAGCGTCGGTAGTGTCGGCGTCCTTGACCTTGAGCCAAGCCCTGGAGCGGAGGCCGTGGGAGTAGGGGGCGGCGGTGTCCTTGACCATGGCACCCTCAAAGCCCTCGGCGGTAAAGCGGACAAAGGCTTCCTCGGGGGTGCAGGAGGCGCTCGGGATAAGCAGGAGGGACGTAGGGCAGGACTGAGCGAACAAAGCCTCCAGAGAGGCACGGCGGGTGCTGTAATCGCCCTCCACGGAGGGAAGGTCGAACAGCCAGACCCGGGCATCGTCGGCGGACTGTTCGGAGCGGAGAGCACCGACCGATGTGAAGAAGGACTTGCCGGACACGGCCTCGCCGTCGAGCAGCCAGACGCCGTCCTTGCCAGCCAGGAGGTCGAGCACCTCTTCGGCCAGATGGTCGAGGGAGGGCATCGGGTTGCCGTTGCGGGTCTCGAAGCGCACGACGCGTCGGGACAGGTCCGCAGTGATCAGGACTCGGAGGCCGTCGACCTTGGGCTCGCAGACATATGACGCAGGCGTCTCGCCAGCATACAGGCGGGCCAGCATAGGCCCACGGCGAACCTTCGGCGAACGGCGCTTGGGCTGACGCGGCACCGCATCCTCGAAGATGGCGAAGAACGCGGCAAGTACTGGGTCCTGTTGGCAGAGCATCGGTGGAACGATTGGAGTAAAAGCCGCGCCTCCTACCTCGTCAAGCCCCTTTCCCTACCAAAGCGGGCAAAGGTACAATGGGCACTAAGAGCATCCGCCACATCGTAGAGGCCACCTTGGCCACCTACCTATCCACCCAGACCGGGCTGACCACCGTGGCCTTCCTGACGGGCGACAACGCCGCCATCCAGACCCTGCCCAAGGCCGTGGTCCTGTGCGAGTCCGCCCGAAGCCCTGCCGACCTCCCCGAGGGCGAAGGCAACTTCAGCTGCTCGGTCCGCATCACCCTCTTCTCAAACGCCGACGACACGACCCTCGCCGATCACCGTGCCCGCTGCGCCGCCCTGTCCGGCAATATGCGCGACCTTGCCAGCATCAAGGCGGCCTTCGTCACCTCGACCGACGCGGCCTGCTACGACGTCACCGTGGTCTCCGAAGACGAGGGCATCGACGAGCGCTCCTGGGCGACCTCCTTCGCCTTTGACGTGCTGGTGGTCCTGCCCGCCTGAGCCAATTCCAAAGCCTGCAATTACAAATGGCCGCCATCTCAAACGGAACCACCTGCGTCTACGGTATCGCGGGTACTGTCTCGAACCTCTTCGTCCAGTCCTACAGCCTCTCGTCCTCGTTCAACTCCGAGGCCATGGTCGTCGATGAGACGGGCATCACCAAGACCCACCGTCTTGACGACCGTAAGAGCGAAATCACCATCGAAGGCATCGCCAAGACCACGTCCATCCCGGTCCTCGGCGCCACCATCACATTCACGGTCAACACCCTTTCGGCCTATCCGTCTGGCTCGGCTTCGGTCTCGTTCGCGGGCGTCGTGACCAAGGTCGACGACAAGGGCACCAACAAGGGCTTTACTTCCGTCACCGTGACGGCGGTAGACTTCGAAGGCATTACCTACGCGTAATTGACACCCCCGAAAGGGGGACAGTCTAGAGGCTAGTGGACAAACGCTTCCTCAACGCCTACGTCGACCCGGCTCCTTTCAGGATTCTGGGTCGAACTCTTTACCCTTGGTGCCTGAAGTACCGCGTGCGGCTGGAGGCGTTCCAGTCCCCGCTTGTGGACAGCCACCGCGCGATAACCCCCGCCGACCTTATCCTCGCCGTGCAACTGTGCGCTGAGGAGCCCATCGGTAAGTTCGGCATCAGGGACACTTGGCGGGTCTTGCAGCTCGAACGATACCCCGAGGAGTTCCAGCGCCAACTCAACTTGTTTTCGTCCTACATCCTTGTCGGGCATTGGCCTAAGTTCTGGGAGCAGACCAAGACCAAGGGCGGCAACGGCAAGAACATCCCGTGGCCTTTGGCTATCGTGGCCGGACTGATTGCCAACGGGATACCCGAGCAGCGTGCCTGGGAGATGCCCGAGTGTCAGGCCATCTGGCTTAACACGGCCTTCGGTGTCCGCAACGGTGCTGATGTCTCTATCATGTCCACGGAGGAGGAAGCCTTCATGGCCGATGAGGAAGCCCGGGAAGCCTACTTCTCCGCTTCCAATCCTGCAAAGGAAAGCCCCCCTACCACCGATGGCCCAATCACTTGAAGTCCAGATTAAGGCTACGTCAGATGTCCCGCAGGCGGTCGACCGCGCCAAGGAAGCCATCACCAGCCTGGAGAAGCGTGCTTCGTCCGTCAAGGTAGGTACCGCGGGCGGAGCCGTTGAGCAGACCACGACCAAGGCAACCGGCAAGGTCGAGTCTCAGTTCGACAAGATCGGTAAGTCTTTCGGCAACACCATCTCGTCGGTGTTCCTGTCGTTCCTCGGCCCGCTTGCCATCATCTCCGGCATCATCGCCTTTGTCAGCAACGCCATCGCCGAAGCCAATCAACTTGCGACTGACGGCGTAAACCGAATCGCCGAAGGAAAAACCAAACTTGCTACTGATGAAGAAACAAAAATGGCGAACTTCTTTAAGGCTAAGGACGCCAGAGAAAAGGAAGAACGCGAAGTAAAGGCTGGCCGCGAACAACTCACACGGCGCTTCCTTGAGGAAACGGAAGAAGGAAGGAGATTGGCTCCGCACGCAAGACGTGGGATTAGACCAGGCTCCGGCGATACGATTGAAAAAGACCCTGCCATGCAGAAGCGAGCACTGGAAGCATTCTTGGCCAGCCCTGAAGGCAAGAAGTACGCCTCAATCTTTGAAGCCGAAAAGGCCACCAAGGAAAACTCTTTCAAAGCCCCCGAAGGCTTCTCCAACGTAGTCGGCGTAGGCGCCAACCCTGTCCTCCAAGCCCTCGACGAAACCCTTACCGAGTCCAAGAAGCAGACCAACCTACTTGAAGACATCTCGGCCAATCAGAAGAAAGGCCAATACGACGACTTCACCAAGACCGAACTGAACGCCACCCGCAACGCGTCGGTCATGTCCTCAATCTAATACATTACCACCATGGCACTCGTCAAATACGGAGACTTAATGACCAACGCCATCCTGCAACCAGGATGGAAAGTGCAAGGGGACGGCTTCGGTCTGATGACCGGGACGTGCGTCTTCAAGTCCGACAAGGACGGCAACTTCAATGTGGCCGTAATCGGCTCGTCCCACCCAGA